TAGCACCAACCGTATCTGAATTTCAACTTTTATTAAGAACTGGTGCTAGTGTAGTACCATTCAATTCTACTGATGGGTTAAGCCTTAGTAGAAAAGTAAATAGTGAACTATTTACTGTATATTATGATAAAATATTTAAATTAGGAACTGCTATTCCATCACAGACATCAGCAGTTTTTAACGTTGCAAACGGTATATCCAATAATGATTATAAACTTAATCATATGATCAAAATTAATATGACAAAATTCTTAAAAAAGAATTTCATATATGACAATAACGCAACTGGACCAACAAACAATGGTTTATACATGTGGTCAGGATTAGTAGACGCATTAGCCTCTGATATAGTTCTAGGAAATAGTCCACCAGTAGTATTCGATTTTGACATAGAATACTCTTATGAAGATGCTTAAACCAAAAACCGTTTATGGACGACTGTAAGGAGACGAATATTATACCAGCCATTGAAGGTTAAGATTCTCCCAAAAAGGTTTTTTGAAGAAGCTTAGTGTCTGCGAAGCAGGTACGGGGCGCTAAGCTTTTTTAAAAAAGCGGGGGGCATATAATAACCCCTGCATCTTATCTAATATTATATAAATAATATAATATTAAATATCACATATAAGTAATTGATCTACAATTTCTATAACATTCCATCGATCTTCACTCAATTTATCCAAATCAGGATCAAAATTTGAAAGACATACGACGTGTGGAGGGTTAAACACTTTCACACCTGTTTCATATTTTGTATTTGTAATCATACCGTTTAGGATACATTCTATAGCGGAATACGATACATGATTTAAATTGTTACGGGGTATGTCTATTAATAACATACGACATTCATCCATATTAAGATTGAACACTATATTCATAATATCAGCGAGTTTACCTCCTTGAATTGTTATAGCTTTATGCTTTACATACATATATTTACAAAAGGAACTTTTGCCAACACCACCGATGTTTTCCCAGTACCAATGCAATGTTCTGCCGTTGGGTTCGGTAAAAAATAGATCTTCTATTAATTTTTGCCAGGGTTTTAAATGGTCTATAATTTTTATAACCGTTGGAACCTTAATACCAAACATCTGAATATTGTCACCCTTTTGACAATACTTAATTAAAGCCTCTTTATTTCTAGCCTCTCTGAAACTATACCTATTGCCAAAGATAGTTTTTAAAGCAGTTATTCGATTTTTGACTTTCAAATTTATGTATCCTTGAATGTGGGGGGTAGCGCATTTCTCACCCACTTCAAAACCATAAACCCAACTTTTACAATATTGTTTAACAATTTGGCTCAAGTTTTCAATATCGAGACTGTCATAATTATTTAATACAAAATCATATTCGAATTTTTGATTATTACACTTTATTGGGGAGAGAGAATCAGTATTACTATTCCTCTCTCCCTTGACTCTTTGGCTCACCACTTTTTTTGGCATATAAAATAACTAAACATTTTTTTTCCAGATTTTTAAACGCAAAATAGAAAAAAAGGGGAAATAGAAAAGGAGGAGCACAGGCGACCCTTTTCCCCCGTTGCGGAAGAATTTATATAAATTTATTCGTTTTTTTTCAGAAAAAAATATCTAGTTTAATGTTATATATGGTATTATACAAAAAAACTCGTAGAAAACGGGTACCCCTTCGTCGAAAAAAAGTTATGCGTAAGAAAACTAGTACGGTTAAAACGATTAAAACAATTGTTAGAAAAGCTTTAGATAGACGTATTGAAAATAAGACAGCTGGTGTAACAGGACAACTTGGTTCATATCAAGATGGCGCAAACACAGTTATAGGTTCATTTCAGTTATTGCCTGCGATAACACAAGGTGTTACAGAATCTACGAGGGTAGGTAACACCATAAAAATGAAAAACATATACTTAAAAGGATTTTTAAGATATAATACTACCGGATTATTAAATGTTACACCTACAAATCCTCTGCCTTATCATGTCCGATTATTTATAGGACGATTAAAGTCAACTATATTAGCACCAACCGTATCTGAATTTCAACTTTTATTAAGAACTGGTGCTAGTGTAGTACCATTCAATTCTACTGATGGGTTAAGCCTTAGTAGAAAAGTAAATAGTGAACTATTTACTGTATATT